AGCAAAACCATTGATACCCTAAAAATAGACTTATAGTTAGTTTTCTTTTTAGGTAAAATTCTTGTTACCCGATAGAGTGGAGTCTTGTCTTTATCCATCGAGTAACCGATTACCTCCCTATGTTCTATGCCATAGGGAAATAAACTTTTTGATTTTTTATTTTTCATAAACATACCTCACTTTAGGTCTTAGGTCTGACTCTGATCTATTAGGTCTATTACTCCAACCCTTAGAGTTTTTTGTATAGCTAATTTCTCTATCTTTTTTGAAACCAGCAAACTCTAAATATTTACCTTTTTGCCATTTATGTATGTAAGTAACAATCTTTTTAAACTTGTAATAAAAACCAAATTCTTTGATTGCGTTTTTTACAAAATAGCTAGGCAATTCAAAACCATCTTTTAAAGGATTAAAATTAGGGTGGAAACAAACTCTAGTAATTTCAAAAATATTTTTATCTTTGAACCTAGCTACTGGGTTTCCTATTGATAATATTCCTAAAATTTTACCTAAAGAATATAACATAGGGTCTCCGTTTTCGTCTCCACGCCAGATAAAATCATCGCCGTCATAATTACTTGGATATGCTTTATCAAACCATTTGGTAAACAAGTCATCATAATAATCGTAATGGGACACTGGCTCGTATGAGCCAGTATCTTTAATTAAAATGAACGATTGTTTATGACCCACTGGTGGCTTGTTGGTTCTATGAAAAGAATCATAAAGAACTTTAGCCAATGGGAAATGTAAATGTTCAACTCTTACCATTATTTACTCTCCCTTATTACCAGTTTAGCACCGATCTCACATAGACCATCGTAATATCTTTCGCTTAGATGATCGCCTGAATACCAGTGTCCAAACTCATGGATAATCAACTCTAATATCCTCTGTTTGTTATTAGTAAGATCAAACCATTTCTTACCCAACATCTTATAAGAGAACTGTAAGTTACCTCTACCATAAGTTGCTAAAGCACCATTACCATTATGAATACTTACAGAACAAGAAGAGTTAAATAAATATAAATGCAATTCTTTTGCATAATCTATTACCTCTTTCATTCCATCAGTATAGGTATCAATTTCTTTAGCACCGCCAGTCAAAGTAGGACTAGCATATTGGCCAACAGAACCAGATGGTCTAGCAAACTCAGTATGCTCTTCTCTAGTTCTTTTGATATTGTCCCAAACTTTAGAATTGAAACTACCACCAGTAATAACATTCACATCATCTGCAAATGCTTTTTTGTTAGCCTCATGGTCAGTTGGGTCAAAAACCACAGCGTCCTCTCCATATCTAGATTCAACAACATCTTTAACTGCATCAACATCAGCATCTTCAAGAGCCTCAGTTACCCAAGCAGATTTAGATTGTTCCTCAGTCAAATCAGATGATGTATGATTAAGAACATAAGTCTTTAGCTTTTTTAGATAGCTAGGACTTACATTGTCTCTATCTTTATTAAGAGGTATCTTTTGATCGACATTTATTGAAAAGCCAATATCAGTCTCAACAACAGGAATACCCATTTCATAAATAAAATGTTCATCTGTTTTGAACAACTCGATATTAGTATTTCTTGATGATCTAACTAAATTACCCTCATCATCAGAAACAACAGTAGGCAAGTTCTCAGTAAAAGATTTGTAAACATTAGGTCTATCTACAAATTCTTTATTTACATAAAAATCTACACCAACTGGAGGTATAATAGTTTTAGCTTTTTCGATTAGTTCTTTTTTAATATATCTAGGTAATTTTATTGAACCCTCAAATAAAGTTCCAACAGTCATACTTTGATATGTTTTTTTCCTAGAACCATCTTTTAAAAAGTTAATAGTTCCTTTAGTAGATGTTATTTTTGCAGTATCAAACATAGACAAAGCAAACTTTTCTCCGACATTAAATCTACCTCTTTTTTGAACTATTCCCTTTTTGTAGCTAGGGGCAAACATAGTGTAAGAGTCTTTTAAATCTCTAAAACCATCTTTGCTGTTATCCCAACACTGTATAAATTCTCCGATATCTAATTCACATACAGTTATTGTTTCATCAAAAGAATTACTTACCAATTCCTTAATGATAAAGAATTTATCTTTCTCACTTTGGACTTGTTGCAATCCTTTTTTATCTATCTCAAACCAATTATTTTTTTGCATTGTTTTCTCCTTTATTATTATTAGGTTTGTTGATTGAACTCTTCATAACTAATTTACCATTGTTATCATAAACAGCGGTTGAGTTATCAAGATGCGTAATTTTAAAAAGATGAATGATGCTATTATTTTCGATAACATCAAACTTTTGTATCTTCTTAAAAAGTCTGTTTAGTTTAGGCATTATGCTTTCTCCCAGCTTGATTTAAATTGTATGAAAGGTTTTACTTCAACAGTTTTTGAAGAACCAACTGTATGACCAATATTATGTGTTTTTGCTTTTTTTACGGCATCAACATAATTCATTCTTGGGCTACATCTATCTCCAATGTTAAAGTTTAAACCTCTAGCTTTAAATGGTCTTAAAGCAACTAACATAAATTGCTTATTGTTGTTATTGTTTGGCATTGTAGTCTCCTTATTATTATTATTATTAAACATTCTTAAACCTACAAAATTTCTTAGGTTTTTACAATAGTTAATTTAATTATTTTTACATAAAAAAAGCCTTGATTCCCAACGATTTTTGACTAATACTAAAAATAGTTCTTTTCTTAGCTAGGCATTGTAGCAATCTGAACTAGGTAGATAACCCATTTCATCTACCGATTCGAGGGGGTAAGTTTAGTCATTGAAATGCTTTTTTCGCTTATCCCCTCATACTAAAAAATATATAATCAAATCATGTCACTGGTCGTAGATATTGGAAACAATCGAAAAATATATTTACCAAAAGGATATCAGAACCAAGACCATTTCATAGGTTTATGGTTGCAAGCACAAGAAAAAGCTATTACAAAGGTCAAAGACGAATTTATTTTTAAAACTTATTCTGACACAGAATTTGACGATAGAGTAGATGTCGTTACCTACGAAATTTATAAAACATTAAGAAATGGGGGAAACAATGTTTATAGACGAGAACTCGAAACCTAAAGAAAAACTCAAAGCATGGTATTTATTTACCGAAGATTTTACTGCTGGCACATCACATTTAACAAATGAAGAGATAGGAATTTACATTAGATTACTATGTTGGAATTGGAATAAACGCTGTGTTGGTTTACCTAATAATATTGATACAATAAAACGAATCGCTGTTTGCTTTACTGATAGCGAGAAACTTTCATGTGAAAAGATACTAAATGAATTTTTTATTTTAGTAGAAAATCATTATCAAAACGAAAGACAGCTACAAGAATATTTATATATTCGTAAAAGAATAGATGCCTCTAAAGTAAATGGTAAGTTGGGAGGGCGGCCAAAAAAACCTAGCGATAACCCCCCTACCCCTACCTCTACCCCTACCAATACATCTACTAATAAATACTCTCCAAAGTTTAACAAGTTCTGGGATAAGATCAGCAACAAGGTCAGTAAGGGAACAGCAGAAAAGAACTTTAATAAGATCGAGAAAGATTGGCTAGATAAACCAGAGCAATTAGCCGAAATGTATAATTCTTATTATGATTCGGTTAAGGATAAAGAATTTGCCAAACAGCCCGCATTCTGGCTATCAGCAAAGAAATATTTAGATGTCGTTCCTAAGAAAGAATATAATTTTGGTATCACTATAACTAAAGATGAGGATAGAGTTAAAATGTTTACCGATGCTATAAAAGATAACAAAGTAACTAGATTTATTAAAGATTATGCCGCTAAGAATAAAGATGTTATTGATATGGGAATTAGAAAAGGTAAAATAACTAAACAACAAGCCATTGAAGATTTAGGTATGGCATCAGAATATAGGTAATATATGCAAGAAATAGAAATAGAAAAAGTAATACCATACTCACGTAATCCGAGAAAAAATCAACATGTTGATAAAGTTGCAAGTTCTATAAAAGAGTTTGGATTTCAACAACCCATAGTAGTAGATAACGAAAATATTATTATTGTAGGACACACAAGATATCAAGCGGCGAAAAAACTTGGTATGTTAAAAGTTCCTGTGATAGTTGCAGATAAATTATCAAAAAACCAAGTAAAAGCATATAGAATAGCAGATAATAGAGTTGC